GCGACGAGTGCGGAGCACCTGACACCAGAAGCCCCGTAGAAGCCCCTACGCGACCATCTGAGGCAGTCCAAGAGCTCGTTGCGGTTGCTACCTTAACACTGAATTGCGTGCGGTCACAATACCCACCTGCCTCGAGCACCTGCGTTTGCATAGGGTCTGAGATAAGGCACAGAAAAGTTATCGCTCCAGAATTCGACGATCCAGCCACTCCGAAGTCAGCGAGCATTTCCTTGGCGTCATCGAGGAAGTCAGGATACAGAGCCATAATCTTGCCGAATCTGGAAACAGAAACAAACACCCATAAAATTTAGGCACAAAAAAACCCCACCCTTTCGGATGAGGTCGTTTTGCAATTCAAGATGCTATTAGGCAGTCTTGAGGCGATGCAGAGAGGTCGAACGACCAACAGCAGCGCCGAAGAGCACTTCAGCAGTGATATTCGTCCATCCGCCTTGTTCCTGGAACATCACAACTTGGATGGTGATGCCAGACTCAGGGTCGGTTGCTTGGCTAACTTCAGCACCAGCGATTTCGGTCATAGGAAGACCAGAAGCAACAGCGAGAGCGTCAGCACCACAAGCGAAGCCAGCGAGGTTTTCGCTGTTCGTTGGGAGGTCGGTGAATTGATAAACAGAAGCACCAGCGATTTGACCGATAGAACCGCTTTGGATAACTTGTGCACCGAGACCAGCAGCACCGATGATTTGGCTGTCAGCCAAGAGGTCGTTAGTGTAGTCAGCGTTCAAGATGAAAGCACGACGAGAACCAGCTTTAGCAGCGTCGAGCACGCCCTTAGCAGTTACCAATTCAGCGTAAGTTACATCAGCACCGGTGTTAACGTTCGAGGTGAAGTTAGCATTGGTGATTAAAGCACCGATTTCAGAAAGGCACTTAGCAGCGATAGCGTCAGCAGCGGAAGGACCGAAAGAATTCACGAGGAATTGCATTCCGTATTCCTTCACGTCGATAGGACGGAAGCGATGCGTTGAAATGAAGTGCTTGAGAGTAACGTCAGTCTTTGTGAGCGTAGCGTTGGACTCAGCGAGATATCCAGAAGCACCGAATTCAGCGGCAACAGAAGTTCCGACTAAGGGCACTTGGATAGTTTTACCAGCTCCGCTCGAAACAGCAGTGAAGTTGCTCGAGAAAGCGTTGAGGGCAGGGAGTTTGCCCTTGAGGTTAGCAATAACCGACTCAGCGAGAACGCTGGGAGCGGCGACAATGGAGTTAGCCATAGATAGTTAGTAATTAGGGGTTAGAGAAAAGTTAAGAAATTAAAATTGATTATAAACCACGAACGATTTCGTTCTTATATTTTGCGTAGTAAGCACTGCGTTCAGCACCAGCAGGCATAGAGAGAAACGCCTCTAAATGACTCACTGCTTTCTTAGGAGCATCGGCAGGGCTGATTTCAACTGGATCAACGCCAACAGAAGAAGCAATCTTAGCCGCTTCAGCGGAAGCACTGATTTGATTCTTTTGGAGTTCAGCAATCTTGTTCAGCAATTCTGCGTTCTCAGCGGTTACCTTTTCCAAAGCACCAGAGAGTTCGCCGACCTTAGCAGAGAGTTCCTTTAATTCAGTTTGCTCTTTTGCTACTAATGCTTCCATAGCAACACGAATCTCGTCGCGTTCAGTAACGACAGCAGAGATTTCAGCGGATGCCTTAACGAGTTGTTCTTCGATGGTCATAAATTTGTTATTATTGGCAACTTCAGCAGTATTGTCAGACAATGCGTCCTCTGAATCATCACCAGAATCCTCACCTGAATCCTGCATTTGTGACTCAGCGATAATGTCCGCTGGGTCGATAGTCTCAACGCCGAGCGAGGCTACAGCGTCACGATTTTCCTTTGAGTCATCGATAAATTCCTGTGGATCAAAACCCTCATCGAGCAGTTTCTGCATTTCTGCTTTCTTGAACACAGGAGCACTGTCATTCCCTGAATTCATAATGAGTCTGCGATACGTGAGTCCTGTTGCCTTTAAGTCCTCGATTGTTTTCTGGCGGTCAGACTCTGGTCGATTCGTTAAGAAATAAACAGGATATCCTTCTTCCTTGATGTAATCGATGACTTCCTGAATTGGCTGGTTGTTGTCGAGCACCGTTCCGTCGATATCTGAAACAAGAATTTCTGGCATAATTATTTAAGCAAAGCACCTAAAGAATCAGCCAAACCTGTAAGAAGTCCCTTTTTCGAGGCGACCTTACCAGACATCGCTTGACCCTTAAGAGCATCCTCAGAAACGAATTTACGTTTTTGTTTAATCGACGCTACGAAATCGGTATAAATATCGTCCACTTGTTGCTGGAAATAATCGATTTGCTCCTGACTTAATGACGTGCCCTCGAGACCAGCCGCCTTTAGAGGAGTAGCCGATGATTTAATCACGAGCATTTGCACACCTGACATCGCGTAAAGTCCTGACATATCAGGCACAGCCATATAAACGCCGACGCTACCGACATCAGATGAAGGCGAACCGACGACACGATCAGCCGATGCTCCGAGCCAATATGCAGCTGATGCCATCATTCCATCCGTATAAGCCGTCGTGGGCTTCGATGAATTCTGAATCTTACGAGCGACTTCCTCAACACCTGTTACAGTTCCGCCGGGTGAGTCGATGTGAAGCACAATTTCCTGCACTTCAGGGTCGGCGAGGAAAGCGTCAATTTGCTGACTGACTTCATTCAAATCAACTGCCCCTGTCATTTTCTCAAGTGGAGAAAGTCCCTTACCGATTACACCGACGACAGGGATGATGCCGTATTTTCCGACCTTATAAGGTTTCGGAGTTTCTCCAAAGATTTGACTGAGCAAATCAGAGATTCCGTAGGTGCTCACTCGGTCGGCGTGCGTCTTTGCCTCGATTGGGTCGATTAAAAGAGGAGAGCGACCGCTTAGTGCTTTAGATAAGAATTTCATATAAATTGTATTAGTTAGTTATTTAATTAGTCTTGGTTGTCTTGGTTTTCTTCAACGATTTGATTGTCTTGTGGAATCAATGAAGGGTCAAATCCCGGAGAGGTTTGTTGCATAGCCGCTTCAGCTTGAGTCGGTTTTCCCTCTCCCTTTTGTAGCCAATTAAACGCTGGCTTATAAAGAGTCCAAAGAGGAACGCCTGTCTCAGATGCAAGATTTACAATGTATTGCATATCGCTCGCTCTCTTAGCCATTTCGCTACGGAAGTCTAATCCGCGTTGAGCATAGAGTTCAGACATACTCATCAATCCGAGTTCAACATCTGCTCGGTCATTCGCTGCTTCTCGACCAGCATCAACCGTTACTCGCTTAGGAGTCGTCCACGAAACCTTGTTCCAATCAGGGTCGTCTGGAAGTTCGCCGTTAGCAATAGCATCTCCGATAACATATCCCCAAGTAGGAACGCAAAGTTGCTCAATGATGATATTCTGCCACTTCTGGAACACTCGGTCAGCCTTCGCCACTACCATTCGCAAAGCACCGCCGTTAGTCTTGGAAGGGTCTCCGATGAATTCATAAGGCAATACGCCTCTGCTGATATCGCGCTGAATCGCCTCTAAGAAACCTGTGAATGTAGGACTTGGTCGATTCGATTGCACGGATTGAACAGACTCTCCAACATCAAGAGCCAGAATATTACCACCCATCGACGCAGCGACATCGCCGTAATTCGTTGGAGCGGTAGCACCGAGTTCCGATGCCATATTGTCGTCAATCGTTCCGCCTGTTTTGTTGATGACTAATGAAATTTGAGCAGAGGTTTTTACACCTGTCTTTTCGAGAGCAAGAATCTCCATCTCGTCTTGGATGTCGTTCCAGCTGTGCTGAAGGACAGGAACACCACGAGCACCACTTGCGTATTCGTGGTCGATGATGTGCATCACAGCAGGAGCAATAATCTCACGACTTGTTCCGTCGCTTTTATAAACATTATAGCCAACTAATTCGCCATAAGCACCGAATCGAATCCCGTCGAACATTCCGTCTGGCTCTTTTTCAGGAGGCAAAGGATTCCCGACTCGATGAGCCTCGACTAATTGTAACTTCGGTTTGTCGCCTGCGTTCCGAGTTTTAATAGCAAAGGAGTCTCCGTCTCTCGCTGCACTTCTCAAAAGAATTGACTGCACCTGCCAGAAATTAAAACGATTCGTGATGTCGCACTTCTTGCACCACTCAGTGAAGTAATCCTCAAAGAGTTTAG